TCATTTTATAAACTTATACAGCATCATATCCTGATAGCCAGCAGTTTTATTGATAGTTACATTTTTAGTATTCAATACCGATCTATCAAAAGGATTGCTAAACTCCTTCTTATTATCCTCTAGCCACTCACAAAGCTCTACCAGCGAGCTCTTATTAGAAGTGAAAAAGATATAGTTACTATCAACTAACACATTCAACACATCTAGGTAGTCTCGAAGCTTCCAATATTTATCCGAATTGTAGGTACTGGTATCAGTAGATAGATAAGGAGGATCCACAACAAACAGCACACCTGGCACATCTTTGTACATCTTGTACAACTCTTGATAATCAAGCTTCACAATATCCAATTCATACAGATAATCATCAGGACAAAAATCATAATCACAGGCTTTCACTCTATTATATAAATGCTCTTTGCTAAACTCCTCTAGTGTAAGTGCATACTTTGCAGAAAATAACAATGATGCTGATAATGTAATATAATCAACATAGCCAGTATTATCATCTTGAGCAATGCGATTGATTATTTCAAGCTTTAGCTTTTCATCAATTCTTTGTTTGTTGCGTGGTGTGTCTTTTAAGATCACACGAATATCAGCCAGTAGCTTGTTTGTTCGATCGACATGATTCAATCGTTCACTATAATTGTCAAAGTCATTGTAAATAACCTTTGCTCCTGGTACTACACTTTTAGCAATATGTGCCAATAGACCTGAACCTCCGAATAGGTCGACTATTACTTTTATCTCTTGCTTTGCACTCAGTTCTGATAATGCAGTAGCAAAGCCTCCTGCAAATCTTCTTTTTTGCCCCTGAAATGGTAACGGAGCTGTTTTAAACATTTTCTTCAAACTCATTTTAAACTCATTTTAAATACACTTTAAACTATTATTTATTACTTTTGTAATTCTCAGGCATAAAAATAGGTGCACCAACACCGATACAGAGACTTATACAGTCCCTGTCGTGGTGTTGGTGCACCTTAACTAAAGTAGTTCGCCTGAGAAACAAACTACTTTGGAGATGGGGATTTTTATATTTACTTATTTTTAAATACTATGGCTTTATTCATTTCAATTTTTTACAGAATATACTATCTGTTTACAACATTATCTGTCAATTTATTTCATACAAAAAGTTTACAATTAGGAAATAAAGTTGTGTTTAAAGGATTTCCCAATTATATCATAACTAATAGAGCTACTATTGCTATTGGAAATAACACTACAATAAATTCATCAAATAGAGGATATCATGCTAATATGTATAACACGTGTAAATTATTAGCAGATAGACCTAATGCAAGTATCAAAATTGGAGATAATTGTAGAATACATGGCTCTTGTATTCATGCTTACTCATCGATTACAATTGGAAATAATTGTTTGATAGCTGCAAACACACAAATAATAGATGGCAATGGACATGCTTTAAGCTTTGATAACACCTCTAACCGAATTAACACAACAGATGAAGGCAAACCGATTATCATAGAAGATAATGTATGGATTGGATTAAATTGTATAATTTTAGGTGGAACACACATAAAAGAAGGAGCTATTATAGCCGCTAATAGTGTAGTAAAAGGAGTGGTATCTTCAAATTCCATATATCAAGGTAATCCTGCAATACTAGTTAAACAGTATTAACTAGTATTTGTGTGAAATTCTTTATTCTTTTTCTATTATTCTATTATATTCATCAATAAAATTCGATAAGTAAACACGTAAAAAATTAGTAAAACTCTCTACTCCAAAAGTTATGGCATCTGAATCATAAGCTTTAAAATCGGGATTAAATCTAAAATATTGAGCACATTCAAAAGTTCCTGACCATAGATAGCCAAATTGCTTATATTGGAATCCTGACATACCCATACCCTCATAATTACTAGAAGTACCTACAAAGTAATCTTCATCTTGCATAATTAAATCGGACTTATCTTTATACTTAGGTGTAAGTTCTTTAATCAGCACATTAGAACAATTTTGACCGAGTTCATTATTTGAATTAACAATCCATAATAAGGAATGCTTACCCTCAGAAGAACCTCCAAAAAAGTTATGAAAATCAACTCCTAGAATTGTACCTTCTGTTTTTTCATCTTGCATCCATTGGTATATAGCTTGACACTCAATTTCACTAAGAGGCTCTTCACCACCATAAGTATCACTACCTAATTGAGATTTAACCCAGTCTGCAGGGAAGTTCCTATTGGGATCAACCTTATTAATAGTATGTCTAGAACCTGCATTCCATCCATGAGGATTAGCAACAGGAATGATAGCAAATTCAACATTGTATCTCAGATACTCTAAGAATGAATGTGATTTCCAATTAAATAGTATTTGTTTCATCATTTCATAGGTAACGAATGATCCCATCCTCTCGCCCCCATGAATACTACAATCAATTACAATCTTAGGAAAGGTTTGAGCATTATTAGAGCCGGGATTACCATTTGCCAAATCATCAGGTTTGAAATTGAAAGCATACATAGACAACTTACCTGAATCATTAGTATCTGTTGGAACTTGATCTGTTAGAAGTCTTTTCTTTATGGTATAACCTTTAGGGCAATTAGTAATTAACTCATCCCATTTTAATAGCCATTTTTCCACATCGCCAAATGGTTCAGTAGGTTTGCCACCTATCCCTGCATATCCATCTAATCTTGGAGCATTATAGTAATCATAGAAACTTCTTGACTTGGCAAATTTTATAATACCCCTTTCATAACGAAACTTATTTGATTTGACATACTTCCATCTACCAAAATGAGAATTTTTAAAAATGCCAGAATTGGATTCTACAACACGTTCACCCATAGGTACAGCATCCCAGTCTATGATTATTTTTCCATATATATTATTACTATTGTAAGTTTGATTATTTAAATGCCTTAGATAGTACGTCTTAATACCACTATGTTTTTCAATATCATATGCTTGAGAGAATGTATTATCAAATTCATCCACATATAGAGGTATCGAATTTAATGGAGTTTCTCTATAGTAATACAATCCTAAGTAACATAAATTTCCTGCACCATATTTTTTGCCTAATCCATACAATACAACAGTTGCATTATCTTCTATATTATAAAGCTCAACATCTACAATGGCTTGATTGAGCCAAGTTTTTTCATGTTCTGTTCGTGCTGCAGACCATTTAGAGAAAAGTTTATTGTATAATGTAGATATAGGTTCATCTGTCCCTATTGGATATTTAGTAGTTCCATTTTTATTGATTAAAGTATAGCCTTTAATGCCATACACATCTTGAACAATGTCACTTACTGTAAGAATACAAGCAAAAGGCAAATCGCTTGATGCTAGATGATTCAATCCATTATTATAAGTTTGAATAAATCTAACCAGTTTCGATTCAATATTATAAACCAAAATAAAAAAATTACCCTTAGCTTCACTAATATCTACTTCTTGGGCAGGGATACCTACATTTCCAACTTCAGTTATTAAATTATTAGAAGATGCGCCTTTAAATGTTATTTTTTTATCGACTAGGTCAATAATTAATGTACTACTATGGGATGTTAATAATGGTATAGACTTAGTTGTAGGTTTATATAACTCCCAAATTCCATTGGCTGGGGGCATGGCTGATGTAACATCAACTTTGGCTTCCCATAATAAATTATTATATTTGACAATTGAGCCTTTAGGATACACACCCTCTTTCCAATTTCTAACCCCTCCGTTAAAAATTGTACTGGTAAAAAAATGTTGCGAAATAGCCTTTGTTAGGCTATCACCATCTTGTGATGTTATAATAGCACTCCAATCAAAATCTTCTGGAATAGGGTCGCCACTATCTATCCAAACTCCATTTTTAACTACCCATATAGTTTTTGTTTCTCCAATGTATGCATACCAATCAGGTTTTGGCTTTGGATATTCATCTTTGAGCTCTTGTATTGTCGGCTTATAGCCTTTATTGTTAATTGTCGCTTGAGCAACATCAGCATGCGATGCTTTATTGTTGAGCGCATCATTTAATCCTACAATTTGCTCCATAGGAGCCTTTTCACTCTTGTGCCAAAAGCTCTTCCAAGTCTCTTCAAATTCAGCTCCTTTAGGACTTTTACCTTTTGAGAATATTTCGATTATATTTTTCAGAGTCAACATAGCGATCAATATTTTACTTTTACAACATAAGCGAGTGTATAGAATGGAGGTCTATTTTCGTGAGGCTGGTCTCCTCCAGTATCAGTTGTGTCTGCTGAATAACCAGCAGTACCAGCTGGATTAGGAAAGGGACGGCTATTAGCATTATCACCCCATTTTTCATCCTTAAATTGAATGTCGTGGTTGTGTTTTGGCATTTCTTCGATAGTCAACTTCACCATCTTCTCACCACCATCTTTACCTATCGAATCATAGTCAGGATCTTGAGGATCGTAACCAACAATAAAGCGTCCACTCAGGTTAGGCAGTCGAAAACTCTCTTGATTTTCCACTCCATAATACCAAGCTAATTTGGGATAGTCAGCAGTTTTCATCAATCTACCATCTGCAAGCATATAAATAGGATCAAGTCTATCAATTCGTCCTGACCACATTTTAACGAAACCTGGTGACTCTCCAGTGATATTGTTTATTTTACTTTCCAATTCTTCAATGGTTATAGCTTTCTTTAGCTCCTCCCATTTCAATTTCCCATCACGAACAAACTTTGCAACACGATCTATATACGCTTCAGGATATTTTTCTCCAAAGGCTTCAAGTTCTTTTTTAGTTTCCTGAATAGCTACATATTCAAGTGGAGCTCCACCTTCAAATGGGATAATTTCGCCAGCCATAACGATAATACCTGGTTGAATTTGTCCATCCTTTTCTTCACATCCTGAAAGAATATAATTCGAACCTCCTAACAAAGCCAAATTAGCCACAAGACTAGTGTTTTCTTGTAATCTATTCAATGTCTCTATTGATGCTGGAAATGAATCCTTTGCTAAAAAATTAATTTTATCCATTTGTTATTCTATATCGTTTAGAAGCTAGTTTGCTTTGGTTTACTAGGTTCGTTAATCTTGTTTCTTCACTCTCTGATAATGCATGTCCAACTGGTAATACTATTTCAAAATCTATATTGGACGCACCTATTTCAAAATCACTATTCAACATATAAGGCATATAATCTTCGCTATCTTCCTTATACAGCATGACTGGCTTTTTTAGCCAGTCTTTCCAAAACAGATAGTAGTCCTGGTCAATAATTGTATTTCTTATTATAATTCTTCTTTCCAGTGGATCGAAATAATCATTTATCAAGCCTTGCATATAGCAAATTTGAGAATAATGATTATAGTCAATGCTATCTTTCAGTTTTGAGAATTGAGCGTGTAACTCCTCCAATGGAACCACAATAGCCTTGATATAAGATATCATAAGTTCTACTCTCAGATTGGCTGGTAACATTTGCACCCCATGCTGAGCGTAGTTGATGTTATAATAGTTTTTACTCATCATAAGGCAAGAATCTCAATTTTAGATTAGCATCACTTACTCTATAATATCCAGCATGAGCTACTTCTTTAGCATCTATCACTTTAAAGTCCGTATAAACTCCATATCGTGAAGCTGCAAGTTTCAATTCAGGGAACTCAACACCTTGTACACTCTGAACATTATCTATCAGGTGTGCATTGGTGTACATACCATTGAAGCGTAGATTGTGAACATAATTTCTCACAACATCTTGTACTGGAGTATCATTGGTTCCATCCAAGCGTTTACCATTTCTGTCAAGGATCAAAGGATTGAAATACACATCCATCTCAATGTATATTTCATCAGCTGGAGCATTAATTACTTTCAGCCTCACACCAGCATCTTGTATTTGCGAGATATAAAATTCAAATGCTGACAATTCCACAACCGACAATGGACGTTTGTTGTCATTGGATCCAGTGGCTACCTTCAGATATAAAATGCTACTGTTCGAACTATTGACTCCAGCTGCAAACTTTACAATCTTAGATTTATTGATAAGTTCCTCTGTCAATCCTGAATTATCATAATAATCATTGTCGCCATCTAGCTCATAACCATACTGAAATAGTTTAGCCATCATTGCATACCAGGAAGGACGATGAGCTTTGCGTTCACTCACTTGTTTTACAACATCTAGCTCATGTTGCTGATATTTTTGAAAATCTAGCAACATAGTACTAGCTATATTGTAGAACTGGATACGCTCAATAGAAGCCTCCGAAAATTGCTCGTTAAAGCTTTTACCCTCTTCGAGTCCATAAGCTGCTATCACAATGGGATCATTAATGAAAGCCTCGGTCATTATGTTGTAAATTTCTTCTAGCGTCATCATCTTATCCTATTATAAAGTCCTCTTCTATTGTCATATAATCAATACCTGAAAGTTGTCCTCTCACATCCTTATTGAATGCAGTAGCAGAAACAAGTCCTTTCACTTTGAACTGGTCAACCACTTTATTATTGGTAACACTGGCATTCGTCAATTCATCTCCAGCACGAAGAGAACCAGCCACACTAATATTATTTTTGACTGCAATTTCAAACGCAGATTCTACTGAGCCACTTGTTTGCACTGCAACATCCACTAACGATTGGTTATCTTTAACTCTCATATCCTCCTTGAATTATCAGTTTACCATTATCATCAAAACCACATGCACGAACTTTTTGTCCATCCATACGAAGATTTATGCGAACTTCACGAAGTAGCTCTGAAGGACTCTCGTCATCCAAGTAAGAAGCAATTCCAACTCCTAACAATGGAGCGTTTTTAATATCTCCTTTTTCAGCTAGTAGTATTGTATTTTGATTTTGACCAGTCACATCTCCGATAACCAAGCCGTCTGTTATTTTGCCCTGATCATCCCGTGTAACTTCAATGAGCAGATCACCATCATCACCTATCAATATACCTTTACTCTTATTTGCCATCAGTGTTTTACTTTTTCATTTTCGTAGTCTGTTCGCTTAAAATCTTGAGCTTTGGATACAGAGGTTACCACTTTAGCAGCAGTTCCTGATTGAGCACTGGCAGTTCCAGTAGTAGCTACTACATGAGTATGACTATTAAATTGCTCTATCAGCACATTTACACTTTTGACCAGGGCATTAAGTTTCGTTGTCAATTCTTCAATCTTGATAATTCCAAGATTTTCGCCCCCATCGATGATAATACTTTCCACATTGGAAAACATAGACACAAACAGTTCATCACTTTTTGCTATCCTGGACACAATAATAGTTGAGCCTTTTACTGGAGTAATTATTATGCCTTCTTTGTCCTCTTTTAATGCAGCACGTTTACGAACATCAGGATACAAGGTTCCTGAAAGACTTCGCACATCAATACGATCCGATTCAGGATAATTGTTTTCTACAACGGCGATAAATGACTCATCACCATTATTTCCTAAATCTTTAATCCCTTGTATTATTTGTTGTTCGTAATTGCTCATATCTTAATCGTAAAATCAACAGCTCTACGTCCACCACTTTTGTCGGCTTTGGTAGTAACTTTGGTTATATAATACGTTCCATTTCGCTCTGAGTATTTGGGATCTTGCAATTCTGCTTTCATTCCTGGCTTTACAAATGGTTGTAAGAATGTGGTAATTTTACCTTCATATCCTGAATACTTGTATTTCTTGATTTCTTCCTTTGCCAATTTCTCCAACTCCTCTTTGTTGGATACATTGTAGAAGAATAGTGTTCGCTGGTTCCCTTTAGGATCACCCACCTCGGCTTCCAATTTTGTATTGTCAGGTTTTATCCAAACAGCCTTTATTTTCAGGCTCACATCATCAGCATTACGATATTTTAAGTCGTTATCCTTAATGGTATTCCACCCCAAACGATATTTAACTAGTCCATTATCCAACACATAAGCCAAACCAGCGTAAAGCATTTGTCCATCAAAGAAGATTGTCATTCCATACTTTTCTTTTACCATTTGCAAAGCCTCCAGCTTTGTCATGTTGGCTGGAATAATAAATTTGGTAAAACTAACATCAGGAACATGGTTGCTCAGCTCTATAGGAGTGCCTTCGATGATGTATTGGATAACTTCCTTCATGTTGGTTTTAGTCCATGTTTTGGTTTCGCATGGGCTTCGCAAAAGGAACTCATAGCCTTCGCATTCTATTTCGCATGGACTCGCAAAATTCACACGAGAAATAAAACCTACAAATTCAGTTTCCAACTGATCATCATATCCAAGTTTTACTAGAATCTTATCTCCTCTATTGAATTGCTTTGCCGTTTGCACATTTTCGCCAGGAATACCTTTGGCTTGCAAACGAGCAATTGTAGGAATCTTGATTTTGCACGAAGAATTGATTTTGAACATATCAAGCTCAATCTCCACAGAGTGCCATGTCGAAAATGTTACTTTTCTACCATTGGCTTGCTCAATCTCAATATGTCCATTCAATTTCACGTACATAATTATTCTATTATTAAAGAGAATGAATAATCACTAACCAAATCCATTTCAAAAGCTTGTACATTCTTCATTCCTTTTATCTCAGGAAATTTTAAAGAACGTATTACTACTTTTTCGTCACCTTCCATAAGTAAAGAGCTTCGCACATTTTGAATACCCAATGCCAGGCTCAAGTCGTACAACTCTTTTAGAGCAAATACATCATCTTCAGGATAACCATCATCAGGCGAAACAATCAATCCTTTTACATTAATATCCCAATCACTGATAGAGATTTCTTCTTTGACACTGCCTCTACGATTGACTAATGGAGTTTCCACAATCGTTTTTTTGTTAATGAATGAAGACACTGCATTTTGCAAAAGCAATTGTTGTCCATCAGGACGAATAAGCCAAATAGGTAGGAACATTTCGTTCCCATTGTTATTATTGGCATAGTAGGGAACCGTATGTCTACTAAACTCCCTACGCTCCGATACTGGCTCAAACTGGTACTCCTCAGAAGTTTTAGACTTCTTGAAAATTGCACCCTCAACTTTATTTTGCAATGAAAACAAGAATGGAAAAGCCGTATAACCCCAAACCTCCTTAAAAATTTCAGCTAAATCATGCTCATTAAAATGATATTCTTGATTCATTATGTTGTTGGTACTTTATTTGCACTATTCAATATTTGAGCCAGTGCTTGCATTACTATATCTTTCATTTCGTCAACACCCTCAGCCATTGTCAAGGGTTGGATTGTTATTGAGCCTACCATTTCACGATTCAAATTCACTGTTATATTGGTAGGTCTTGCACCTCCTCCAGTAATATTCTTCATTGTGTCGGCTGGTGAAGTTCCACCACCTCCTCCACCAAGTAAGCCACCTCCTCCAGTTGGAGAAGAACCTAGGGAACCAAAGAAACTATCAGCATCAATACCTCCTGAGTTGAGTCCTTTGTTGTAACCATCTTTGAATGCTCCAGCTATTTTAGGAGCATTGTTTTTGGCGACATCAATCATTCCAGTAAAAGCTCCTTTATAGCCATCAACGACTTGTTTGGCTCCAGCTTTTATTCCATCCCAATCTCCTGAGAAAACAGCACGGATAATATTTCCAAGTCCTGAAAACATATCAACCAACGAGTTGACATAAACCATTACACCCTCTTTGATGAATTGGACTAGTGCCTTGAAACTTTCCCAAACTCCATGAATGATTCCTCTGAACCAATCAAACTTATTGTAGCAATAAATAACAGCTGCTACCAGTGCTGCAATACCAGCGATAACCAACCCAATAGGATTGAGCATCATGGTTCCATTTAGCAAAGCTTGAGCAATTGTCCACAACTTGATAACTCCAACAACCACTTTGAAAGCTACAACAGCTCCAAGAACCACACCAGTGAGTTGCAATACCATATCAGCATTTTGACTCAACCAGTCAACCATTGGCATCAGCATTTCAATCAACTGGTTAGCATAGGGCAAAAGTTTTAATCCTATCTCAGCTCCAGTTTGTTTCAAGCTACCTGTAAGAGTCGCAAACTTTCCGCTGGTTGTTTTGCTCATCTTATCCATCATGCCAAAGAACTGACCACCTTCACTCGTTACGTGCTTCAATGCATCTTCTACCATTTGGATAGATATATTACCTTTCGATAACTGATCCTCAAAGTAAGCCATGCTTTTGCCAGTCATTTTAACCATTTCTGCAAGTGGATTAAATCCAGCATTGATAAACTGAATTTTATCGTTTCCTTGCATTTTCCCCAAGCTGTTCACCTGAGACATAACTAGTGCCAAAGAGTTCATTTTGTTTTGATCTCCCATGGCTATATCTCCCAGCATTTTGAGCCGTGGTAATATTTTCTCAGCCGATGTTCCAAAAGCAAGCATCATTTTGGCATTCTCAATAAGTCCTTCAGACTGGAAAGGAGTTTCGTTGGCGAACTTATTTAGTCCATCCAACATCACTTTTGCCTTTTCTGAATTACCAAGTAGCACCTCAAAACCGATATTGGTTTGTTCGAGATTCATGGCTAGTGTGAGAATACTCTTTACACCTTGGAAAGCTCCAATGGTAGCAATGATACCTTTGAATTGTCCTAGCAGTGAACCAGCACTACCATTGGCATCTTGCATGCGTTGCATGAAAGATTGTGGAGGTAGATTATTCAATCTATTCAACTCTCTTTGCATGTTCTGAATAGCTACATTGTACCTTCCAATATGCCTCTCATCAAATGCACGACTTCTACGCTCTTGTAGATATCGCATGGCATTCGACATGCGTTCAATTGTACCAGTGGACTGCTGTTGTGTCCTATTTACCTGAGCTATTTGTCTATTGACAACAGTCGCATTTCTACTCACTTGAGTAAAAACTGGCGAAAGCATATCTCTAGCCCTCAATAAATATTCTACAACTCCAGCCATTTGTTATTTGTTAGCTTTACTTTCTTGTTTTCGGATATACTCCAACTGCTTTACTTTCATTGACCACTCTCTATCTGATAGATGCGAAACAGAGTAACCTAAATAATATTCTAGCGTGGTTGTCAATACACCCACCCAGTCGCTTTCGACATTTTTCTCTGCTTCGCTTAGAAGTTTTTTATTTGAGCCTCCTCATACTCTATCAGTTCACCAGCTTTCATACAAGCCCCAGTCCAAAGCTTATTGTTGTTTTTAATCTCCTCAGAGCCTCCCAACCAACAATTAGCCATCACTGCTTCACCTTGCTTGTACATTTTGCCCAGGCTCATCTCTATTTTTCCATTTTCGAGAGAGTTGTCTGAGGCTGTCATTGAGAATGACATTTGCGACAAAGCATAGCTCACAATATTTCTATCAGGCTTTTTCACATATCCAATGTGTCCACCTACAATGATTCCAACTACTCCTAAAACTTTAGGATCTGCTTTCCACTTGTCAATTTGTTCCTGGATTACTTCGCCAATAAGTTTTTTTTCTTCCATTTGGATTATCCATTAAAAGGGTTTACTGTATCGTACTTGATTTTTGAGATATGAAGAGGGGTTGCTATCTCCATAAATGTTTTGCCTTGTTCCATCGCTTTCTCAATTTCTTTGAAATAGATTCCTGAACAAACATCCACAATCACTCTACCAACTCCATTAGCTGGAGTAAAAGAGTGGACTATTGTAAATGGAGGCAACTTGAATGGATCCTTCTTTGGAGATGCTGATATAATAGCCTCTAGCTCATTCTGCAAGATGGTTATTTCACCCTCATTGGTTTTGTTTCCAAACCCAACATCAACAGCCTCATCACCTTCAGCAAAAATGGCTTCTATCTCACGAGATTGTTTGTACTTGAATCCACGGATACCAGTAACAAAACGACCTCCCATGAACAAGCGATATTCTGACCAACTATATGCCATTGTTATAAATTTTTAGTTGTTAATTATTGATTCCTGAATCCAAGAACCACACGAATAGCACTCAAATAGCCTTTAGGAGTAATATCCAAATAGATTTTTTGAGCATTACCAGCCAATACATCAACACTTGTGTCTATTGTTGCTTCGAAATTGGATATTTCGCCAGCCATAGCACCATTTACTTGTGTTTCGATGCGTTCCTTGAGATAAGCAGCAACAGAAGCGTTGAGCGTTCCATCATCGTTCACATCCACATCATCATCCAACTCCTCTACATAAGTGTTGTACGCTATCTTAGTAGCTTTGTCAATGGTACGAATGCGAGCAATAATATTTAGATCGTCAGTGGCTGAAGTAGCTGTAAAGTCTCCATTGAAATAGAAACCTGATTTGTTTGGAAACTTTCTGAAGATGATAAAGCGTTTGTCATGGATGGTACCAAGATCCTCTCTATCTTCATTTACTAAAACTCCATCACTCAGGTATCCATAATCAATAGGAAGCGATCCATTTTTGACACGAGATATTTTGCGTTGCACTGGTAGAGCTGCTATGCGTCCAAGAACTAATCCAACCGATGCAGAACCATCTTTTTGCGTTGAACACAAGCAAATAGCATTTCGATATCTACTTTCTTTTTTCAAATCTCTGAGTGAATCAGCATCTCCACTAAATTTGCGACCTTCAAGAATGGTTACAAATGGCATTATCTTTTTCTGATATTCATCAGCAAGAACTTGAGCCTTTGTCATAGCCGTATAAACTTCGCTATCCAAACCATCTATGGTATCCACTACTTCAGCAGTAGAGGTCAGTCCCAGTGCTACAATTTCACCTCCAGCTCTATTGAGCAATTTCTTGGCTGGACAAATATCTAAATCAGAGTCAACTAGCTCAGATAATTTCGCAGTACCAGGAACAAGCAATATCCACAATTTAGCACCTGAACCAGCCACTAGATAAAACTCCGATATGTGTCTATATGCTTCTTTATTATCTCCAGTTGGAGTAATACCAAGAGCTTTGGCACCATCAGGGCTATATATAGCGTAGGGTTTGTTTAGTGCTAGTGTATCAGCAACAGCCACACCTGAAAGGATAATTCCACAAGTGTTGTCGTTGGTTTCTGCTACCAGCCCCAAACCGTCACGTACTAATTCTATATCTACATTAGGTAATTGTCCCATTGCTTATTGTTGTTTGTAGTGCTGTACACTGCACTTGTTTTTACGCTCATGCTCTTTGGCATAATCTTCTCTACTAAACCAATAGTCTGTTTTGGGACAATGCCAAATCTCTTTGATATTTTGAGTGTCCATTAGTTCCTTGGCTTTAGTATTTGCTTTAGTAAGCTCCTCACTGGCTCCTAGTGCTGCAACTCCTTTCACAATATTTGCTGCTTGAGCAATATCTTTTTGAAGACCTTTGTCAGAGTTATCAGTTTGCGAAGTATCTGCGAAGATGAAATAAGGTTTTACCAGTTCCACAATCTCCTCATCTGTTTTACCAGCAAGAAGCTCGAACATTTCCTTATCACCTAATTCATCATTGAATGAGCCTTTGCCTTCGTAGGCAATTCGCAATACTTCAGATATACGAAGCATTTCTGCTTTTTCCGTAGCAGTAGAAACTACAACTACTGGAGCTTCAAGATTTCCATTTTGCAAAGCTTCGAGTTCCTGAGCCGATTTTGCTCCAGTATCTGTTGGCTTACCTTTATCAGTTTGCTCCTCTTTTTTCTCTGATTGCTCAGGATTGGCACCTTTGGATGTGTCCACTGGTTTTATAGGAGTTTCTTTATCATTCTTTTTATCAGTTGCCATATATTGAACTTTTTGAGTATTAATACTATCGCTATTACAACCAGGGAGCGAAAACCCCATATTTGAAAAGACTGCGAACTTGTGAGCTTATTGACCTCAATAGTCTGTTGCTGTCGTTCTTTGTGTACAAGTGCCGTGCTATCTGATTTGTAGCGATACACTTCTTTTGTTAATTGTTCAATCAGAAGATTGAGACTATCACAGTTCGCAGTAAATTCTATTCCTTTATCTGTCTTTTTGATTGTTGCAGTTGCATTACCATCTTTAGCTTGGTAAATGGCTCCAACTGGTAACTTATCCAGCTCCATGTTTTCAACTGCTATTGTCGCTGTCGTCTGAGGAGTCGTCACCACTTTCACTTCCTTCTCTATTCGTTGAATCTCTTGCTCTATATGTTGGCGGTCGGTTGTCGTATCCTTTTCCATCAAGTCCTTCTGACTTTTGCAGCTGGATCCGAATAGGACAAGAATGAGCAATACGACATTTATACATTTGATTGAGCGCATCTTGTAATATTTTAAATTTGACATTCAGTTTTGTATAATCCTCTTGGAGCAATCTCTGATTTTCACGTAATGGTTCAACTAGATCCTTATTGAGGACTTGTAAAGCGTTCTCTAACACTTGTACTTCTATTTGTTTAGTGTCTACTTTTTGTTTTTTCCGATTTGGGAACCATCCAAGAACAGCTCCAAGAATCAGCATTACCGCTTCACTGATATATTGCTCCATGAGTCTTATTTCAATTTAATCTCCTCCAACCATGCTTGAACATCAAAGGATGGACAAGCTTTATTTGCCACTTCGTTGTGTCCGATGATTTTCACATCAGGAAAGCGTTTGTGAAAGTCCTTTACATAAAGCTCCAAAGCTTCTTTTTGAGCCTTTGTTCTTGTATCTCCACCTTTGCCTCCAACATAAACAACATGCCTAGAAATGGAATTGTAGCCTTTTGCACCATTGGTAATTTCCCAATTGTCCACTTGACCATCTTCGTTATTGTCAACCAATCTTTCTACTTTGCCATCCAAATGGATCATGTCAGTATATCCAACTTGTTTCCAGCCACGACCTCCTTTTTCTACTGGCGATGTGTGCCATTGGCGAATATCATTCGATGATACTTTTCTTCCAGCTGGAGTGTCGGTGCAATGAATGATTAGATATTGTAGCTTTTTCATCTCCTTTTAAAATTATAGGGTTTCAATTCTACTTCAGGTTTTGCAGTAGTCGTTTGCTTTATCTGTTTACCACTATCCAAAGTGCTAGCAAAGTCCACACGATACATAATAAACCTAGTGCCATATTGGGGTTTGTACTCTGTTTGACGAACTAATGGAGTGAGACCAGGGATTGAGAAACCTTCAAACGTTTGAAATATATCATCCATGTGATCCAGTAGTTCAATGGTTTCATTTTCCATCTCAGCATTATCGAAGCTATCAGTAACCAAATCCATGTAGAGATATATGCTTATTACACAATCTCCTTTTTGTTGATGCTCTGATAAATTACTAAATCTAGCATCTCCAATCTCAATCAATAGAGCTGGCAAAGGAATGGGATAGTTGTCTTTGGCTCTCACCATTTGCCCTTTTTGTAAATCTCTAAATATGAGATAAGGCATTCCAATTAGGGCTTGATCCTTGAGTGGCTTGTATATCTTACTTCGCTTCATTCCTTTAGTTTTTAAATTATAGACTGAGGTGTTATGGCTCACCCCAGCCTATAAAAACCAAACTATATTTATGCTTTGTCCATGTAGATCAATGCAGAATAGCGTTGATCTTTCATTTGATGATCTGCTTTGAATCGATGTTGGAAACCAAACTCTTCAGCACGACCAGAAGTATTTTGGCTTTTCACTTGTCTAAACATCTCGAACAAACCTCCAGCATGGAATACCATTTCTTTCACAAACAAGAATCCAGCTGGCACAACATCTCCAGTAAGAATAGTTCCTTGAGGAGCTTTTTCTGCTTTCACCAAGTCATAACCAATCTTCAATCCTTGTAGTGATTTATGAATCTTAATTCCGTAATATTCTACCACAGTAGGTTTAATGATACCATTCAATGGTACACGCTCCAATTGTCCACTCAACACTTTGTTGTTGTTTACCAAGTCCCACCACATATCAGAAGGAAGCACTAAATTTCTACCATCAGATGGAAACCCTTCTCTATCACATGCCATCGCAATGTTTACAATGTCAGTAAGAGTGAGCACCTTGAAATTATCACGAGTAACCACAATCTTAGTTCCATCATCTTTCATTTTACCATCAAAACCAGTGGTACCCATTACGATACACTTATTAGCAGTTTTTTGAGGAGAAAAAGCGTGTGCTGCATCTTCTACTTCTTGTTTTACAATAGAGTCAGCTGATTTTTTAGTATAGAATTGAATCTTTTCAAATGGTAGAGCATGCAAATAGATATTTCGGAGTTTGTAGTTTTGGCTATCATAAACATCCAAAGCAACCTCATGTGTAGTTTCAGCAGGTTCTACATTGTCAATATCTGTAGTCCTATTCTTATACACTTTAGGATCTTCTCCACCTTCAGGAAATATTAAGGTTTGTCCATCTTTGACAAACGTACTCAAGTCCTCAGCTTCACTCAACCAGGTATCAATTGCTTGGTATTCTTCTTTCAGTGAACGAAGAAATACTATTTGCTGAGTGTCCAATACTACTGGAGGAGCTGCAATGAACATTCCAACGGCTCCAATAGGACTTCCAAACAGAGTGACCACACATGCCGTTAGGAATGCAAGACACATTAAAATCTTAAAAAATTGTTTCATCGTAATTTTATTATTGTTTTATACTTCTTAATCACTTCGCAAAGCTATTCGCAGGCTTCGCAAGCGTTTTAATTACTTTTGTTATAGCAACGTGCCACTTTCGGTAACTGAACCCTGAAAATCGAGCTGTAATTTCTTAAACTTCTCAGGTTCGTTTTTCTCAATTAGAGCCAAAGCTTGAGGATCCTTTGTGAAGTATTCGTAGTACCCCCAACCAGCACGCTCATCTCCTCCAACTGGTGCAGTAGCATTAGCTCCTTGAGTCATGCCTTGTACAAATGTTTGCAAACCATCTTTGCCAGTTTTAGCCTCTAGGACTTTTTTAGTCCCATCGTAGTCCAAAGTTGCAGCACCTTTAAAAATTGTTTTTTCACCTTCAGTAATTGCACCTCTGTCAAAGTGTAGTTTCACAAGTGCATCAGCTAATGTCTCAGCACTGGTTCCTGTCTTTTCCACTTTAGGGACTTCACGAGCTGATAGCATTGTACTTGTAGCATCATAATCAGCCAATGCAAGTTTTTTGAGCGAATCTATTTCGCCATCTGCAACCACACCACGATTTTTATGGATCGTAATTAAGTTGTCAGCATTCAATTTCTTTTGAGCCTCCAGTTCTTGGCTTAATTGCTCAACAGTCTTTTCTTCTTTTGCCATTGATTTGTTTTCAGTTAGTAAATTCAACTTATATTCTTTGCCTTCAGGAGTGGAAAGCTTCACAGCGTTTGCTTGACCAGGAATAGTAACACAGCTGATTTCTATTAATTCACTTTTTACAAGTGTCGCACATTTTTGTCCTGGTAATAGTAATTTAGAATCTTCGCTCTCTTCAATAGGAATAACATTCAAACTCACAGCACTCATGTAACCATCTTTGTACTTCCAGTAGAGCTTTACAGCCTCCTCATCGTTTCTGTCAAATTCCACAGTTCCTTTAAACTCTGAACCTTCAACACGTAGGTTTTTCCATTTACCTACTGGAATTGCATTTGTATAGTGCTGTACGCAACAAACTGGATTTTTGAGGAATCCAACCAAGCCAATACCAGCTACAAGCAAACGCCAGCCATAGCGGTTCACAGACTCATCGCAGATTATAAAATCATGCTCTAATACCTCAGGTAATTCTCTTTCTTTTTTCTCAGCCATTTCCAATTCTTTAGATGTTTATCACGACTCAGCATAAATAGAAGCAAGCTTCATTTTCTGCGTTCGCTGTTCAAAACATTCGCACTTGTTTTGGGACAAAGTAAGGCTGTCAAAATCAGTCTATCAAATCACGTTTTAATCATTAATGAAAATCTATTAACTATTAATAAATATCTCATAACCATTAAAATGCAACTTTCAACAAGCCTGTATATTTTGAATCTTTGTAACTGATATTTATATATAAATGGAGTAAAAACGATTAGCAAATGGCTCGCTGGACAAAAGAGGTAAGAGAACAAAAGATATCGCATGCAAGACAATTGTATTGCAAAGGGTTTGATTCACAAAGCATCTCGGATATTATGGGAGATGTGGCTGTATCTACTATTGATGATTGGATAAGAGTGCATGAATTTGACAAAAGCAAACAAAGTCAAATCATTGCTCTATCTGAGATTCGTGGATCCATACTCGAAAGCTATGCTACGTTACTAGATGGTGGAACTCCAAAGGTTACTCCTGACCAGGCTGCAAAATATGCAACTGCTTTCGAGAAATTCTCTTCAAAAAAACAAGTGCTAACATATATGCACGAAGCTTATGAAATGCTTTGCGAAGAGTATATGAAGGATATTCAGAAAATGGAAAAGAAGAAAGACAAAGAAACATTATTGAGTCATTTGCGAGTGAATCGCTCAATGATGGAAAAAGTACTCACTCGCTTAACCAATGAGGTAATAGGTAATGAATAGACTGAAACGACTACAACAAATCATCAAGATTTGGAGGCTAAAGCGAAAAGCAAACAAACTAGCCAAAAAGAACAAAACACAATACTTCGTTATCCTATGGCAAGGTAAACCTGAGATATTGAGTAAAGATGGTTTCAAACTATGGCGACAAAAAGGAATTTTTCCTTTGTCGTTTACGGCTGCCGAATTGAGAAAGATAGCCATTCACACAACTAAGAAATGACTAAGAAAGAGTATAAAGAATTATTAGAAAGGTTTAAACTTCGCTCTGAGTTTATCAATAAATCTACGATAGATACTATTGTAGAAGAAACTCCTAAGCAACAAGAAGAGCGTATAAAAATGCTCCTTGAGCCTGACAACTATGGGTTACTATTCAATTACTACTTTGGCAAAGATGCACCTGAACCAATGGCTGATAGTGATTGTGCTTGGTATCACACGTCTATTTACAAGGACTTGTACTATAATGACTTTATTACTCTTTTCAATATCATTTTTCGTGGGGGTGCAAAATCTACTCATGCCAACATGGGATATCCATTTGCCCTGAAGCAGTCAAAAATAGCTAGATTCTTTCTCACAGTAGGAGCTAACGAAGTAAGAGCTGCTATGCTACTGCAAGACTTACAAGTGCAATTTGAGTGTAACAATCGAATCATCAAAGATTTCGGTAAACAAAAAGGATATGGAGGTTGGGCTGATGGACAATTTGAGACAACGGATCGTTGCACCTTCATGGCTTTGGGTATTGACCAACCATTTCGAGGTTTACGATTGAATGGGGTGAGATTGGAGTATTCTTCGATAGATGATATTGAGGACATGAAAAAAGCTATGAACCCACGACTAGTAAAAGAATATGTAAACAAAGTTACTGGAGATATTCAAGGAGCATTCTCTAAAAACTCGGAGCGTACCATTGTCAACAACAACTATTTTGTTGAGAAGGGTTTTATTGAGAACCTAGCACTCAAAAAAGGAATTGACCTGAGAAAGATAGACACCAAGCGTAACACGATCCGAAAAGAGAAATTCGCATCGCTCTACTTAATCAATCTTACAACAAAGTATTTTGACCAAATCAATGTAAATAATATCAACACATGGGAGCCTTCCTGGAAAGAAAGATATACCCATAAAGATTGTTTGCGTAAAAAAGAGCAATACGAACATGACAAAGAAACATTGAGTGGAGAAAACTACAATACTCCTATCAATGTAGGTAAGCGAATCAAAAAGAGTATGATTCGTATGGTAGAGCCTAAAACCTTTGATAAATATATTGTCATTGTAGGCAATTGGGACTTTGCCTATTCTGATGCAGCATGCTACAAAGCTATGGCAATACTTGGAGTAAATGGTTTGCAAATGACTTGCTTAGATATATTTTGTAGGCAAACAGCAGATATCGACACGGCTCTAGAATATCATTATACCAGAGCAAACAAAATTGTAAGTGTAAATTCTTCTACCATGTTCTACTACGATGCGAGTGTGGCTCAAGAATCTATCTACGAACCAGTATTATACAGAGCTGCAAGAAAACACAAGTCTTTTTGTATTCCTATGGCTCAAAAAAGTAGTGTGGATAAACATATTAAGATAGATACAACACTTGTAAGCGTGCTTATCACTGGACTACTTGACTTTAGTGTGGAATTGGAGCAAAATCCTGATTGGGAGGAGGCAAAAGCACAAATGCTCAACTTTGAGAAAGGAGGAAAGTATCCAGTCGACTTTCCAGATGCGTTGACTGATGCAATACTTAAGGCACAAGAATATTTGAACGGAGGAGATGATGAGGACGAATCAAGTTCATCAGCTCCAGTATTCGGCAAACGAAAAAGAGGGGGATATTAAAATGGCATTTCTAGTAAAAGAAGAATTAAAAACGGTTTCTCAGATTCCTATTATTGATAAAATCATAGGAATGGATGACAATATAGTGAGTGATATTATTGAGGAAAGCATCGCTATCATGAAAAGCGATTTAAGTCGGTTCTATGACGCTGAACTTATTTTCTCAAAAGAGGGTGACGAGCGACACAAAAATGTACTCAAGAAGCTCAAAGATATTGTAATCTATGAGGTGTACGAACGGCATACACGAGACCAAAATGCAGTTGCTGAACGTAGATATAAAGAAGCAATGTATTGGTTAGAAAAACTAAATACTGGAGAAAAGGGAGATGGTACACTACCAACTAAACCTGATGATCCTGGAGAAAGCGAAAATACTGGTTCCACTGGCGACACTCGTTTTGGAGGAGGGCGAAAATATGGATCAATCTATTAAAGTGTAAAAATGAGTAGAAGAAATTACAACAACAGAAATAGGACTCCCAAAACATTGGTATTGGCGAATGCTCAAAATAAAACTACTAGACATGGCAAAGTGCCAAATCTAGTAGATTCACGTGGCTCGGAGAAAATGGAGATAGATTATTTTCGTTTCTATGAGTCATTGTATAGAAAGGAAGTAACAGATTGGCAAAGTGCTAGAATCATGCGTTACGATCCATTCAATCCAGTTACATTTCCACTCCAGCAATTGTACAAGGATGCGATGTTGGACAACCACTTGCAAGGTGCAACTGAAAATCGTATTCTGAGAGTAACCAACAAAGAAGCTGTATTGAAAGATGCTGATGGGGTAATAGATACCAAACGTTCTTTATTTGTTCAAAAGCGTTGGTTTAGGAACATTACTCGCAAGGCTATGGAGTCTAAATATTATGGGTATAGCATGTGTTTTATCAATGATTTTTCTTCGGGATCCATTCGCAAAGTAATAGATATACCACGAGAAAATATTATACCTGAAAAGGGATTATTACTCAAAGAAGCTCACAATCCTAAAGGAGAGGCTATTCATTTTCCTAGCTTTTCAAACTTTTTAATATACATCCAACTACTTCCTGAGTCCGTTGGAATATTAGAACGTGTAGCTCCTATGACTATTTATAAGCGACATTCGTGGGCTTCATGGGATGAGTTTGAACAAATCTTTGGTGTGCCAATTCGTATTGCTCGCACAATGATCAACTCAGAGAAGCATAAAAACGAGTTGCAAAGCTGGTTGGAAACAATGGGAACTGCAAGCTATGGTATTTTCGACAAGCAAGTGGACATAGAGATAAAAGAGAATCAAAAATCAGATTCTTTCAATGTGTTTTTGCAGAAAATAAAGGTAATCAATCAAGAAATGTCAAAGGGTATAGTTGGACAAACTATGACCATGGATGATGGTAGTTCTCAATCTCAAGCAGAAGTACACCAACAAACCTATCAGGAAATAACAGATGCTGACATCATGGACTTTCAAGATTGGGCGACTGATGACTTTCTACCAGTAATGAGAAATCTTGGATATGATATTCCTGAAGGGTATTATTTGGAGCTAGTTGAAAAGAACAACATCAAACCCAAAGACAAAATAAAGATTGATGGTGAACTGCTTCGCTCAGGAGTAAATCTTACTGATGAATACTTGGAGGATACTTATGATGTGAAGATTGACAAAGACAATCCACGAAGAGAACCTGAACCAGCAAACCAATCGTTGAGTTTTTTCGATTAA